CCCGCCGCTCCCGCGAGGGCCGCCGTGAGCGCACCTTCGCTGCCCGACCGCATTTTCCCATAAAAGTCGTAGGTGGCCACGGTCACCATTTCCGGATCGAACGTCATGGCCATCTCCCGGCCAGTAATGATGGCGCTCTTGTGCCCGCTTACGGCATTGCCGTCCTTGCGTAGGGCGACCGCGTTATTGCCCGTGAATTCCAGAGCGCCGATAAGAGCCGCGTAGGAATCGATGGTAAAAGCGGCGTTCTGAAACGCGACCGGTTTGGTGGACTCATAGGTGACGTTGGTCAGCAGCGCGCCATCGGCTACGGAGAAGTCCGCGCCCGTGAAGACAAAGTGCAGGTAGGAGGGCTTGCCTGTCTCCAGCTTCAGGCTCCAGGTGCCTCTGGCTCCCCATATCTTCTTGATAACGCCGTCCATGTAGGCGGCCAAGGTCATGCTCGATATGCCGGAGGAAGCAGGCAGGTACGTCACGGAGGTGAGGGCTACCACGGTTTCGGCAAAGCCGCTGCACTTCAAGAATTTACCCAGGGCCGGTGCGGTTCCCGCCGTGCCGGAGCCCTTCACTTCGATGTCAAACTCCATCGTCGCCGACCGGGCACCCGAAACAGAGGCAAACCCGGAGAGCGAGGCGCTCACGGGGTTGCGCTTATTCGGCGGCGTATTGGGATTGAACTTCACGTTTTCCACCAGAACGACGTCGGCGGCCGCCAGTGTTTCCGCGCTACCCTCTACCGATTCGGCCTTAGCTGCGAGCTGTGTTTTCTTCTCTATTAACGGCATCTTTTTCCTCCTTCGGGGCATCCGCCCCGGCATTCTTCATGATTTTGAGATATTCCTTCTCGGTGATTTCCTTGCCCGAGGCGTCCCGATATTTGGTTGCCCCGTCGCGTGTTGTTTCTTCCATTTATCCTCCTTAATCGCCCACATAGAGCAGCGCCTGGGCCGTCTCATATTCGGCACTGTAGACGGATACGCCCCTATTAAACCATACGGGGAGCTCCCGCAGCAGTGAAATGGGGGATATATCCTTGAAAAGTCTTGAGCCATAGAGCAGGTCTCGAATGCCGTTTAACACGGCATATGTTCCCGGATTTTCAGTTCCGCCTCGCCGAGCCTCTTGCTCGGAGCGCAGACTTTTGTCGCAAATGAAAAGGCCAAACGTCAGCTTTTCAATCTTCCTGCTCCCGTGCTCTTCATATTCCGATCCGAAGTACATGACGAGAATCGCAGGGAAAAGACGGATCGCACGGGCGATGCTCTCTTCGTCGTCCAACTCTCCTTGATAACTCTTTATTGTGCGCACCGAGGAGTACACTGCCGGGTCGCCTATGTGCTGTTCATACAGGGTCTGCAGCGGAGCGAGCTTGGTTATTATGCCGTCTTCGATCTCTTCGATGGTGTACATGTCAATAATTATCCAAAGTTCCGACGCTGCCGGTGGAGTTTTTACCCTGGGAGAATATCCGGTCGTCTGACCTTCGCGTCGCCTGGGGAAGTCCGTCACTTGGTTCTGATGGAGCATCTGCACCCAGCGAGATCAGGCCCTTTGCCAAATCTCTGAAAAAGCGGATCGCATTGTCATAGCGTTTCTGTCGCTCTTCCGGGAGTTTCATAATCGATCGCCGGGAGAAAAGGTTGTAAATCGCCATGTCCACAGAGAGCTTACGGATGATGACCGGGACGGGAGAAAAGGGCATCGTGTAGCGGCTGCCGCAATAGGAATCAATCTCCGCGTCTGCATCCGCGATAGCGCGAGCCACGGCGGATGTGTCAACGGCACCGCTCCCGGCATCATCGGTCAATTCTACCAGATCCGCCTGGCTAATCTGCTCTTCGAGGTCTGCCTGAACGCTGTAGGGCATACTTCAATCCTCCAGGGGGAATTGGGGGACACGATAGAATCATGTCCCCCAATTCTCGCTTAGGTCGCGTAGGTATCTTTAAACATGTACCCGCAAGCCGCCGAGACCTGGATGATGTCGGTCTCTTCGGCCACTTCGTACACATCCTGATGCTCCGCCGGTTCCCGCCAAGTGGTGGTTCTCCGGGGAGAGCCGTCCTCGTAGGCCGTCCGCGCCTGATATCCGGCGCTCAAAACCTTCAGTCCGGGACTTGCGGGCCGGTAGAACAGGAATCCCATGCCCTTCCCGGCATTGACTTCCCAGACGTATTTCGACGTGAAATCCGTACCGGCTTTGGTCTCTTTTGCCGTGGAGTAGATCGCCTCGCCGACTAAAATCTCCTCCAGGTCGCAAACCGCCGCCAGGATCTCCGAGGTGAGAACGCCCCGCTGGGTGTATTTGATCTTGTCGATGATCTCGGCGCACTGCTTGAGGGCCTCGTAGGTCGCAAAATCGATGATCAGCGAGTTGGGCGTAAGACCTGTGGCATTCTGGATGGCCTTGCGTCCCTTGACGATGTCGGTCAGGAAGGTGTTCGTATTGCCCGTCGGACTCCAGAGCCCTTCCGCATCTTCGCCACCGGCTCCGTTGGCATCCACCCAGGTTCCGGCGGTGATGAGAGCCGCGATCCGCCGCTCCTTCGAAAGGTCGACCTTGTCGGCGCAGAACTCGAGGGCGTCCTGATCGGGTTTCAAAGGCGGGGCAAACTTTGACTTGGCAAAGCGACGGTCTTCGTCGGTTACCTCTTTGGCGTAGGCGTACTCCTTGGTGGAGATGGTCAACCAGTCCATCGGGAAGTTGCCGCGAGGCGCTCTTGCACCAGGGCCGCGAATGCCCGCTTCATCACGGAACCAGGCTCCTTTCTGGTAAACAGCGATCTTGGCCTTCGGGTCAATCCCATCCAGGATGGGGAAAACCTTGTCGCCGATGTAGGACTTGTTTTTATAAGCCACGGAGACGTTCTGCAGGGGCCCCGTAACCATCAGTTCTTTTACATTGGAAATCGTCATTTTTGTTCTCCTTTCATGGTTTTACGGACTATTTGGGACCGGAAGTTGTCGGGTCCCAAATAGCCCAACATCTTAGTGGACAAACGTTCCGAGACTGTAAATGGTGACTGCCTCCACTCCCGCACCGGCATCGGTGATGACGGCGAGGAACCGTTTGCTGTTGTTCTGGGCGATGGTCATCGTCCCGGAGAGAGTCACACCCGCACCGGCAGTCAGCGTAATGGTTTCCGCCGCATCCGCCGTATTGCGGATAATGAACTCGAAGCTCGACGTGGCGATGGCCGCCGGAACAGCCCCGACAATCTGGGCCGCCGTGGGCGTGACATCAGAACGGTTGTCGCCCGCCGGATCCCGGAGCATCAGGCCGCCTACCAGTTCCGCTGCCGACCAGGTGTTTGCGCCTGCGGTGGCGTCGGTAGTCACGGTTGTCACGCGTTGAACAGCATCGGTGATAGCCGGGCACATCCCCAGGAGCAGGCAGCTTCCCAGGTCGTCCTCAGCCCCCGAGGCCTCCACCATGACGGCTCTGGCGTAGGCCAGTGCCCCGGCGTTGTCCTGCCCTTTTCCGGCATCCGTCGCCGAGACGAACTCCGGCCCGATGAACGTCCCGATACCGATTGCCGCATTCGCCTGCACCTTCGACTGGCCGAGGACCATGACTACCGCCGCTTGACCGCTTTCCGGCGCGTTCTGGAGGATGCCAATGGCCACTTCGGAGGCGCTATCAGGTCGGCGCACCTGACCACTGGAATTGAGCACCATGAATTTGTACTGATCGCTGGAGAGATCCTCCGCCGCCGGGTAGGTTAACCGTAAAATATTGTTTTCCATGCTTGTATCTCCTCTCTTTTTGATTATGCGGGGCGGTTAACCGCCAATTTCCTGTTGGTATTCCGTCACCAAATCGGGGTTTTCCCTCTGCGCTTCAGCGAAGGCCGCGCTGTAGGTTAATTCCCTGTTGCTATCCATTTTCGCTCTGGTCAGCACCGCCAGCTTCTCACCGGCGCTGCCCTGGCCTCCCGTGTCCTTATCCCGCGACGCCACCTCTTTGAACTCGACCACCTTCGGCAGTTCAGTCTCGAAGAAGGTCTTGAAACGGTCATAGAGAGTGGCCTTTTCCTTTGTCTCGCCGAATTCCATGACGTCCTCTTTTTCGGCGAAGGCCACCATGAACTCGGGCACCCCGAATTTGACCATTGCGGGCGTCATCTTGCCTGCCTTGACCATTGACTCGCACCAGGAGGCGATCTCTCGCCCACGGGCTTCTGTGCGCGCCTGGCGGTCTTTTTCGGCGAACTCCGTGGTGACCTTTTCCCGTTCCAGCCGTGCAGCCTCCTCTGCAGCCTGTTTCCGTGCCGCTTCAATGTCGCCCTCGGAGAAGGTTTTGCCTGCAGGGGACGGATCCGCCGGATCGACACCGGCGACCAGATCCTTCAACTTCTGAATAAACTCTTTGAAATTCATGTCCTTTCCCTCCTTTTTTTCATTGTAATTCGTGACTTGAGGCGTCTGCTCCAACGCATCTTGCTGTTTTTCCTGCTTTTCCTTCGCCGCCGCGTCGGCGATCTCCTGAATCTGATAGGCGCTGATCACCGTATCCGCCTTGTCCATGCCCTCCTTCTCAATGAGATAATCCCGCACCTTGCCGAAGAGGCGGGCAATGGATTCCCACGCCCAGACGGTTTGGTAATCGGCAAACTCGAACGTCAAGGCGTCATGTTCAGCGAAAGCCACATCAGGAAGCCCCTTGACTGCCGGAGGCATCGCCCCCAGGAAGCCGACATGCCGCAACGACCCATCCGGATAAAATGCAGCGGAACGCTTCTTGAAAAGACCTCGTTTCACCATATCGGCAAAGGCAGGTTCAACCTGCTTGAATTTGGCCAAGAGAGTGTCGTCTTGTTTTTTCAGACCTTCCACCCATCCGAATGCCGGACCATTTTCTTTCGGGTGGCCAACAACCACGGGCGGCTCGTGCCGGGCGGCATTGAAAGTTGCCACAGCTTTGTCAATCAGGGCAGTCCCATCATGCTGCCGCCCCTGGCTGTCCGTCTGCCTGCCTCCCTGAAAGATGGGAATCCAATCATCGAATCCTCTGAATTTGATCATGTTTCACCTCACTTGCAGATAATTGTTGATGATGCTGATTACCTCATCGCTGTTTTTCCAGCTGAGCCCCAGGTAGGGGCGGGCGGGAATGCCAATCGAATGGTTCTTGAAGGTAAAGCCGCGGCCTGCGGTTGTCCCTTTGGCAAAACGATTATTGACCCGGTTCCGGACAAAGAGTTCACTCCGGGCGCCCCGGACGATCGTCCCGCCAAACTGGTGAATGGCGGCATAAACTTTGTTCGTGCCGATCGCCACGGCGTTATTGCCCATCAGTTGGAAGCGGATGCTATCGCGCAACTGGTCGGAGACGCGCAGGACGCCGCGGGCCTTCGGCGAGGGCCGTTTGACGGGCAGCCAGCCCGTGCCGTCGGGAGCGGGTCCGCCCGCGTTGAAGCGCAGTTTGGTTTGCTCGGTCACCCGTTCGCCAATCGCCCGCATGATGGGGGAAAGGTTGTCGGCGCGCGCCGCGATTTTCCCCAGGCGCTCCCGGACGGCGTCGGCGCCGTCCATTTTTACGATGATTTCAGGCATTTAAAACCTTCTTGACAATCCCCGCGGATTGTGTTCTTCTTTAATCATGCCAGCTTTGCCGGGGCCGCATCCTTAACCGGCGGGCGTGGGGCGCACGTCAATGCGGTGGCGTGGCGGCCTTATTATCAGCATAAACCAATCTCCCCGATCTCAACCGACCCCCTGTCGGATCACCGCGCAACACATCAAAGGCAATCACCTGTTCCTTCACTGCATCAGCCAGCACACCAACGACGCGGCCCTTGTCTGTCTGATAGGCCTTCACATATCGCTTCCGGAGGAATACCCGGCCGCTGTCGGCAAATTGCATAAAACCCACCCAGATTTCCTGGGGATTTGCGATAATGTCGGGGATCAGCGGAAAGTACTGTTCACGGCCATCCCAGCGTTTCTTCTGATCGGCCAGGATATGCCCGGCAACCCTATCCGGTCCTACTTCCACGAAATCTCCCAATTTATCCTGGTAGATTCCCGCAGGTACCGCGTTTCTTAATGCCTCTTCCGTATGCAGCGTCGGACCTAACGGCACCTGCGGCGCATACCCGGTCAGCTTTTTCGGCAGGTCATAATATGCCGCCCGCCGCCAGGGACCCAATTCATTGATATCGCCCGCTTCCTGCACCCAGCTCCGGCCGAAAGCTGCCTGGCCGGGGTTGTAATCGAAGCCCCGGTCAATGCCATTGGGGATCTTCTCCACCCGGCCCGTAATGGGGTCCGTGAGAGGATTGCCCTGTTTGTCCGTGGGCGTGTAAAAGCCATCGTCCGGCGCCGTCTTCTTGGCAGCCGCCTCATATTCCTGCTTAGTCGATCCGTGCACCCGGCATTTGCAGCCCCAGCCGTTTTGCGGAAAATGGGTTTGCCACCAGGGATCGGACGCCGGCAGCGTTACGCCGTCCCAGGACAGGTGCAGGGGCCGGGGCACCTTGCTGTCGCCGTGGCGGTAGGTCAGATAGGGCATGACCTGCAATTGATCCGGATCGGTGAGCTGCGCCCAGCGGCCGGCGTTGTATGCCTGGCGGATATTGGTGTTGTAGATAACCTCGCTTCGCCAATTACGGCTGCCGTTGTAGCTCCACCCGTGCCGGGCCACGATGCCGTCGAAATCCTTCCGGAATGCTTCCAGTGTCGTGCCTTTCGTGATCGCTTTATCCACGGCGGTGCGGAAATCCGACAACAGGTCGGACTTGTAGGCCCCGGCGACCATGAACCCCTTGGCATGCTGCTCCTTGAAAAGGTCCGTCCACTTTTGCGTGGGGATATTAAGCTTGCCCTTGAAAAAGGCTTCCTGTTCCGCGAAGGGCAGCTGAATAACGGTCTGCAATTCAAGAGAAATCATAGGTTCTCCTGTGTATCATAGCGGCCCGACATCTCGGCCAGCATCATGGCCCGGGCGATGATCGCGCCCAGGTCGGCTGGGCTCATCTCGCCATAGAGATCAATGACGCCGTCCCGGAATTCCTCCAGGGTTTGCGATCTTTCCAGCAGGCGCTTAAGCGGTGTGATGAGCGAGTCGCCGGCGGGGAGCGCATCATCTCCCAATCGTTCGGCGATTAGATCGGCGGCGTCCTGAACAGCGCCGGAATCGGAAAACTGTTTGGCGATTTTCTGGATTCCCGCCTGCGCGGGAATGACAGAAGTGGGTTGCGCCTTCGGTGGAACATTTACCAACTCCTCCCCTTCCTCCGGGGCAGGAATCCCATAGGTTTGATAAAAATAGGCCACTCCGACTGGCAACCCGATATCCACAACCAAGGTTTTGTCGATTTCGCTTTGTTTGTTCAGGTCCGGCTTGGCGGCGGCATACGTCTTGATCTTCGGATAGGTAGTAACGCCGGGGAAATTGTAATCCACGATCCAGTGGATCAAGGTGTCATTCAGGCACCCATCAAGCAGATCCGCATCGGCCTCAATGATCTCCTGGCGAACATCACCCTGCGCCTTTTCGTTGCCAAGTTTACCTGGTGTTCCTTCCGTGGATGCGGTTTGACCCAAGACGGCCTTGGAGATCTGGCGATCCATGTATTCACAGAGCTGCTCATGAGTTACCGTTCCAGCTCGAGAGGCTTCCAGAAACTCAATGTCCATCGAATCGGGGATTTTAATCCCTGTGTCTGACTGGATGGCTTCTATGGCATCCAGGAGTTTCTGCTGCTGATCCGGTGACGTTCCCGGAGGATACTTGCCTTTCACCGTGGGCATGCCGAACTTTTCCAGGAAGACGAGCCAGAACTTGACGCCGTTTTTCTTAAACCATACAGGCCACCACAACCGTTGCCCCAGACCGCGGCCATAAGGATTATCGCTATCTCCGTATGTAAAAACGACGAACTTCCGGTCGGGTACCGGTTCGCCTTCGATCATATTCGAGAGCGTAATTAGCTTTAGCTCCCGTTCGGCTGTAAAAATGAATCGCCGCGGGTGCTTGGCAATCAGTTTTTTTATTTTCAATGCGCCATCGGTAGAGTTCCACATGATCTCGACGCAGTAGAATCCATAAAGAACCGCTTTAAGTATCTCCTGCCTCGCTTGATCAAAGTTGCAATTTTCCAACACTTCAGAAACGAAATCGGCGACAAATTCCTCCTGGGAGGTCGATGCCGGCCGTCCAAGTTTCCGGGCTGATTTCGCTGGAATGATCTCCCATTCCTTGCCCACTACAGCCAGATTGCGCTGCTGCAGAACGGATCCGGCATGGGCGTCGCGATCCACCTCGTCGTATAGTTTCATCCCCTTCCCGCCAGACTCGCTTCTCAGAACGGGATCAGGGTTTTCCAGACGCTTAATCCATCCATAGAATATGTCGATATCCTTCGCGATGGTGGCGACTTCATCTGTAATTTCTGGTTTTTTTACGGTTTCTTCTGGCATGACTTATCTCCCCATGAAGGAATTCATGGATTCACCGGCGGTCACCCGTTTTACCCGGGTGGACTCAAATTCGATAACGCCGCCCCAATTCGCTGCGGCGTAGACGCCCAAAAAACATGCCCAGGCCCGGTCGGCATGACCGGCGCTGTCTGAATCTGCCTCAAAACGAATGCTCCCGGTTGGGGTCACTACCTTGCGTAACTTATGCAGGTCGGCCCGCAGGTCCGCATCCCCCAGAGGAATGCGGAGTTTGCGATCCTCGAAGACCTGCTTGGCGGTCGTTGCCAGTACCTGTTTGTTTGCCCCGGTGAAGAGCACGCCTTCCACCCGGCTTGTTCCATAACGACGCTGGGCGTCCTCCACCGGCTTTTCGCCCATGCCAGTTTGATCCATGCAAAGGCGAAGGACGCGGTACTTGGACATCAATTCATCCATGACCTGGTCCTGAACCGCAAAGGCAGCCCTTCGTAAGACTTTGATTTCTCTTGTCCAGAGAACATCACCGACCTTCTCCACCACCCAGGCCACCCACAAATCGTTCCTGGCAGCGATATCGTTTCCGATATAACAAGGTCCGTCGGCATACAGTTCAGGTTTCCCTGCCTGGTCGTGCTCCACGGCATTTATGAGGCCGTAATCCAGCCAGGCGGAAGCCTCATCAAGCCACTGCAGCTCGTATTCCTGCGCCCAGGCGTCGTCGTCGTTTACGCCAGCCATTAATTCGGCGATATTTCTCGGCAGTCCGTCCTGGACGGCCTGGTGGATGTCCGTAACGTGTTTCGCCCAGACAGCGTCGTCGGCTGTCATCAAGTCATAGAATTTATTGCCTTTACCGTTGGGCGTCGAGATAACCCGCAATTTCAACTCCGGTCGGCTCACGATGGGAAAAACGGCCTGCCAGATACGCCGGGAATCCTGATGAAAGGCAAATTCATCAAGAAGCAGGTTTGCGGAGAAGCCACGCGCCGTGTCCGGATTGGCAGGCAGGGCAGTGATCCGGCTGCCGCCCGGAAGCTTAACTTCCAGTGCTTTAATGTCGGGCTCCCAATCGTACTCAAGGGCATCAAAGGCCGCCTTAAAAGCCTTCAGGTGACGTTTTACTCCCTCTTCCATCGCTTCCCTGGCCTGCCGTTCACCACGGGAGAGAATAACCCACCGGGCCGCCTTACCCTTTGCCTCTGCCTCCAGACAATCCAGGACGATCTCCAGGGTGGCCGTGAAAGTCTTACCGCACTGCCGGGCAAACATGCCGATCTTGAACTTCGATTGATCGGCCACCCAGCCCTGCTGGTAAGCGTAAAGGGTTACCGGGTTACGCGATGCCATAAATTTCCTCTTTGACGATCTTGAACAGCTCCGGATCCATGCGCTTCTTCG